TTAGTTTCACCACCTAAATCAGTTGGATCATTTACATAACCACCTTCGTGTTCTAATACTACTTCTATAATCTCATTAAATGTAGTTAATTGAGTTTTTTCTGACATTTTTGATAACCTCTTTATAAATTTACATAACATTTTCATATATAAATATATACTAAAAGAAAAAATCCCCAATTTTTATTGAGGATTTTTATCGGAATTGTTTATTTAATGATTAGAATTGAAGTATTGCGTAATCATACCTTAAAGTTAAACTAATCTCAGCTGGTTCACTTGATGACCAATCCATATCACCAAAATTAGCAGTAACTATAAAAGCACCCTTTAATGTCCATTCTTCAACAACATCACCAACAGGTCCAAGAGTTTGAATGGTTACTTCTTTTTTATAAAAGTCAGAATACCCATCTCTACCTGTTACTGATTCATGTGCTAATCTTACCCATTCCATTACTGATTGTGCACCAGAAGGAACGATAGGATCATATAACGTAAGTTCTAACTGGTCCCAGACTCCCTTACCTTTAACGTAACGCTTTACATTCATGTGATTTAGTTCAACTTCTTCAAACGTAATTTGTGGTCTTCCAGTTGTTTTAATTAAATATGCAGGAATTCCATCTATTAACATTATAAACCGATTTTTTAATTTCGGTTCAAATGGAGTAAACATTATGTCACTTGCTTCAATTAACTCTGCCATTATTTTTCTCCTAAAATAATTAAGTGTCTAATACACATATTGACATATATAAATATCAATGTAATTAAAAAAAAAGAGGACTTATGTTGATATAAGTCCTCTTATTTATGTTTTTTTTCTATTAAAGAAAATTACTCTGGAAATGTAGCTCCAGTTGGTTGAACAGTAAAGTCTAATACTATAAACTCTGCAGTTCTTGTAGGTTGAACAAATATTTGTCCATATAAGATATTTCTATCTACAATATCTGGAGTATTATTTGTCTCGTCCATTACCACTCTGAATGCGTTTAATCCACTATTTGCTTGTACTTGTTCCAAGAATGGATTAACTATATTCAAGAATCTTCTTCTTGTTGATGCTGTATTTTGTTCAAACACCAAGAATCTTGAAGATGAAGCGATAAATTTCTTAACTCTAATAAGTAATCTTCTTACATTAACCCTATCAAGTGCTGACGCTTTCTTTTGAAGTGTTTTCTGACCGAATACCACAACACCTTGACCTGGGAATGTTGCAATAGGATTAACTTGTGATTCATATAAAGTATCTCTATCAGCTTGAGTTAATTTTCTTTCAGCTTGAACCGCTACATCTATACCACCACGATTTAATCCAGCAGGAGCGAACCAAGGATGAGCAACTTTATCATTAAATGCGATTATTCCACCCATTACAGTTGAAGGTGGCACCCATACATTTTTATTTAATGTATTGTCTGGTACTTGTATCCAAGGCCAGTACATAGATGCATAACTACTATCAGTATTATCTGAACGACCAGTCGCGTCAGTTACAGACATACCGTATTCAACTGGGTCAGCAACTACAAAACAATCACCTCTTGTCTCACAAACATTGATGGCCTTTTCTACAATACCACTATGAAGATTGTCTATTACACCAGGTAATAAAATCATATTGATATCGTACTCATCTTGGTTTGCTAAAAGGTTTAATGCTGTTATATAGTCATCATATCCGTTTGCACCACCTGAATTAGATAAGTTAAGTCCTTGTGAATTTGTACTTGTTATATTATGATACATATTTCTTGGATGTTGAATATTTCCATCTAAACCTGATCCAAAAGAACCACTAGCTAAATTTGGTAATGATGCTGATATCACACCCGTTCCACTAACCTTACCATTTGAATCAAGATAATCAGGAGTAGTTGTTACAACCTCTGCTCTAACATATTTTGAATTATTTGGAAATGAACCAGATGCCTGTAGATATGGATTTAAATTTTCATCTGTTCGTAAGGTCATTTTTGAATCACCAATACGTTTTGCTATATAATTTGGAGATTCTGGATCTAATGAAAGATTATTCCAAGTTTCTAATACAGTTTTTCTCTTAATTGTATCATCACCTCTTCTAATTAAAAGATTAAATGTACCTTGTTTATTATTTTTACTTGGTATTTCCCATCTTAAATTATCTTTTGTTCCATTACTTAAAACATTATTAGTACCTTCAGTACCTCCAGTACTATTTTGGTCTGTACCATCTGCATGTGTATGTAATTTAAAAGATACTCCTGCATTTGTAGCAGAAGTTCCACCTTGTAAATTATAATTACCTGCAACATCTGCAGTATATACTTTTTGATTTTGTGCAGGTTCAACTGAACTGGTTGTAACTGTTATATTACCACTTGAACCAGAATTTGTAGCTATTAAAGTTAATTTATTATTACTACTATTATATTGAGCTTTACATAGTACAAGACTTGAAGATTCTGCAGTATTTATAGATGCCGCTAATAATGCTCCAAATTTATCAATATCATTACCATTTTCTACAGATGAACCATTAAAATATCTTTCAGAAGTACTATTATCAAATAATGATGCTGAAACAACACTCACAAAATCAACACCGTTAATTGTCAATTCAGTCGCTGAACCTGATGGAACTTCATTGATTGTTAGAGATGCTGAAGCTGCACTTGCAGCCGATATTGTTCCACCATTTGCTATACTTGATGATGCCTGTGAATAACTTCCTGCTAAAATTCTAACTACTGTAACTTGATTTGAATTCTTTAAATATTCCCTAACTGTATGTGAAGTTAAATATTGTTGGTAATCAGAACCACTTTTAAAAGTAGTTCCAAATTTTGCTTCAAATTCGGAAATTGATGAAACAACCGTGGGAATACCGGCTGGTCCCTTTACTGTTGGTCCTACTACTGCCGCTCCAATTTCACTAATTGCAGCAGGTAGAAAAGATGCATCTATCTCACTAGTAAACACACCTGGACTTACTATTTTTTCTGCCATTTTATTTCTCCTATAGGTTTAAAAAGTATACAACTACATATGATGATTAATCATATATAAATATATGATAAAATTTCAAAACGACTATTTATTTAAACTAAATACACCAGTTTGTGGATCTAATACACCCTCACCATATTTTTTAGTTATCTCTTCAATAAATTTTTCTTCACCATCTTGAATATTTTTAAATTCTTCTCTTAAATTTTGTTCAGCAGTTTGTACATTATTAATTTCGTTATCTATACGAAGTTTTGCAAAACCAATCTGTCCAAGTTTTAACTGAACTGATGCATATTTTTTTTGTATATCGTTTAGTTTTTCAAGTTCATCTTTTGAAAATTTTACTTCTTTTTCCATTATAACCTCCTAAGTTATTAACCTTTTATTTGTTTATTTGAAGCATCTCCCTCATATCCGAATATAACTTTCCCTGGAGTTAATTCTCGTTTTGTTTGAGATACTCTATTAAGTATTACATTACTTGCATATTCTGGTAAGATATATGCGTTAGTTACTAAATTAAAAGTAGATTTTATAAACCGTTCCGAGTCGATTGTCATTTCGGTAGCATCACTTATACTTTCTACTTTAGATAAAAATTTATAATTTTCTACATTACCCCAATAATTATTATCTTGTTCAACAAAAGCTTCTAAAATTACGTTCATTTGGTCAATAAAATTTGTCCAAACTATAAATTCATAATTTACATATATATAATCTGGTACTCCAGTAACTATATTTTCTTGTACTGGTTTTAATCCTGTCTGTACTGCAAATCTATCATATCTATTATCTTTAGACCAGCTAGAATTTCTAACTACTTGTGCATATTTTCTTTTGACATCTTGTTCCATCCCAACATCCATAGTTTCATTTTGATCTACAGAAGTTCTTCTCAACATTATTAATGGTAATATAATTGCACCACTTCTATCTTTTAAAACATTATTTTTTCTTGCATTAACCCATCTTTCTTGATTTGCATACATAACAGGAACATCAGATTGTTCTCCTGCACTACTAACTTTTAATCTCATTACATGTTTAATATGATTTATAATAGCAGTATCTACATCTTTTAAAGTCATAGCATAACTTTTACTGAAATTTATACCAGGATTATAAGATTTTTTCGGATTACTACTTCTTGGTGTAGTATTCGCCGCAGAAACAACCTCTGCTCTATTTACAGTTTCTTTATTAACTAATTGCTTATTTGTTATAGGTTTAACTGCCATTATTTTCTACCTCTTCGTCTTAAAGCTTTAAGTTTGTCTTTTTTATTCATAACTTTACCTTTAATTTCTTCTGAAGTAACACCATTTATATCTGCTTTATTTATTGCAATCTCTCTTTTTATATCCACCTCAATAGCTCTATTCTTTTTAACTATATCTGGATTTAATGTTGTTAGATCATCCAACTTATTCATTACACCAGTCATAAACTCACTCATTTGAAGGTTACCATTATCTGGTTGATAAGTATGTACTCTCTCACCATAAATATCAGTTTCTTCTTTCAAATTACCATTTACTTCTTCTGGATCTGGTTTTGGTAATGGTCTATAATTTGGATCATTATCATCAAACTTTGTTATTTTTTTCAAAAATATCTTTTGTACTGCCATTTATCTTCTTCTTACCCTTCCCCCGCGTCTCATTCTTCCAGGTATAACACCACCAGGTCTTGGAGGTCTTGGAAGTGTAGTTGGATGTTGATGTGAGCCAGACATAGCATTTCCAGGAGCTAACCAATGTGTGTGTCCTTGTTGATAACTAGTTTGCTGATAACCGTGTGTATGTCCACCTGATTCAAATCTCTTTACTCTTCCACCTCTTTTCATAATGTTTCTATGACCCATGTGACCACCACCTGGTTCTGTAAATGCAAATCCAACATCATCATCAAAAGGATGCTCCCAGCTTTTTTCCATATATGCTTCATCAGTCCATCCACCACCGGCTGGTGCGTGATGATAATGCATTTGAAGATCTCCTGTATTTATTGTATGATTATGTGAACCTTGTCCTCTACTGTTCGTTCTTCCACCCTGTGAGTATTTTCTTACTCTTCCACCTCTTCTCATACTCTCTCCGTGTACTGTTCTACCAGTACCATCTGTTATTGTTCTTCTTTTATGTTCTCTTCCCATATTATTTTCTCCGTTTATTTGGATTAATTATTTTTCCACCTTTTTTATAAACTACATTTGGTATCTGATTCTTTTCTGGTTGATCAAGTGTTCTAACACCAGACTGACATTGAAGTTTACATTGGTCAATATTATACCATAAACCATATGGATCAGATACACATGAACCATTAATACAATTATATCTACCAAACTCACCTGGTTTTTGTTCCGCTGGTGGGAGTGGATTTACACCTGTTGCATTACCATAACAATCTGTAATATGATAACTTGGGTCACATTTATTACAAGTTGGAGCCGGGCCCCATGGGTTGTATACACAATGATATTCCAAATGACCACATTCATCAGAACATCCTCTGTATCCACATGCGTAATGTCGATTACAATAATTTAATGTATTTCCGTCTCTAATTGCCTTATTATTAGCTAGAGGACAATATTCACCAAGTATTCCCCATTCTGTACTAACACTTGTGTCTTGACAAGATTTTGGAAGATTAGTAAAAGGTCCACAATTAGTATGACTGCAATATGAACCACCACTACCATCATACCAACCAGTTTCAAGATCACCAGTAGTTTCCTCGTTATCTATCCAACCCCCAACTAAAGTTACTTCGTAATTATCACCATCTATGGGTCCATTATATTTTGCAGATGAATGTGGAATTGGACCACCACTCTCACCTGGAGATTGAAATCCACACCATTCTGTAGAACCAGCACAATAAAAAACTTCGTCTAGTAAGCTGGCACCAAAGGAACTATATAATCTAAGTTTCATCCCGTAATTTGATAAATTAAAATCACTAGCACAAGTTCCACTATACGGATTCCACGAAAACATATTACTACAATGTGTATTTTGACTATATGTGTTTTTATCTGAAACTAAAAGTATTTCTGCTCCAGGTTGTACATCCCACTTTGCTGGAAAATATCCTTGTGATGGTACATCAAACCAATCGTAATTACAAGTACTAGGAACATCAGCCATACCACACCCATTACATCCAAGACTAGTCCAACTCTCATCCCATCTAATTCTAGTATATTCATTTCCAGTTTCCGATTCAGTTGTAAATGAAAAACCATAAAGATTCCAACATTGAGTATCTACATTTCGTATTTTAACATATTCATGAGTCGTATCTGGATAACCCATACTATTACTTGGATTCCAGTTCACCTCTACTATTTCAAAATTGGGAACAGGTCTACCATCAGAACTTCTCTTTGAAATAGATTTATTTCTATTAATAAAATTAGTCTTGTGACTTGGATTTGTATATCTTTTTCTATTTCTCCATTTTCCAGTTTGATTCGTAGTACCTTTACCGTCATTAGATCTTTTTATATGTTCTCTTCCCATAATTCAATTACTTCTTATAATGTTGGCATTGGTGGAATATTATTAACACCATGTTTCTTTTTATATTTTTCAATTTGTTTTTTAGTTCTTCCATATTTCTTCAACCATTTGTTGAGTCTTTTTTTCCACATTTTTTTATCTTTAGCTTTTCTGTTTGGCATATAATTATTTTTTTATCCCAACTTTATATCCTGGATTTTTTGATAATTTTTCAATTAATTTTCTTCTTTTTGCACTTTGATTTTGAGGTATAAATTCTTTAGGAAGTGGACTACTAGGTAACTGATAAGTAAGTGGTCCTGATTCCTCAAATGCACCCGCTAACATTTCTATTTGTTCTTTTGGTATACCTTGTCCAGGAGCAAGAGTCGGAGCAACTCCACAATCAGTAGTATAACCTAATACTAAGTTTATACAACCAATTACATCTAAAATATCCACCTGTCCATCTTGGTTACAATCCATATTTGCCAATTGTTGGTTATCTAAATCTGTTGCACCTATTATCTGTTGAACCATCATTAATAAATCAAAAATATCAGCATTTCCATCAGGACCCGTCCCCAAAACACCAGTTATATCACATGGAGAAACTTCACCTTCCCAATCATAAGTATATATACATTCAGCGGCACTACCTCCAAGTGCAGTTGGGTCATAATTGGTTGCTGCTGGATCTGTACAACCACAACATGGACACTCACCTGTTTCTTGACATAAATTACCACCAAGTGCTATTTGAGTCACCGTATCATCATTGGATTCGAGAACAGTACCACAGAAATTAAAAAAACCACATTCTAAATTTTCATTATCACATACACCAACTGGATTTAACCAAGTAAATGCAAATACGTCATTTAAATTTATATTATCATAAGATGGTGTTGATCCAGTAAATAACATATAGTCATTAGTTCTAAAACCAACCGGTTCATTTTCCCAAGTCCAATTACTTGTATCACCATTTGCAAAAGATGTTAAAAATCCATATCCATACCACCTTTTATAACTACCCATTCCCCACGCGTATCCACCAGTTTGTGCAGACCAATCAAAATTATCTGTATCAAAATGTGTAAATGGACAAGGATCATTCGCTGGACTATATATACCACCTGGAAAATCACCATCATCGGATGCATCCATCCCCACTTCACCAACAAAGTATGATGCAATACCAGAACCAAAATCTGGTCCTTGTAATCCATCATTACTATGTCTAATAATCGATACAAAATTCATATCCGAATTTAAATACATTGTAGCTATATTATCTGGCATTCCGTCTCCATCATTGTCACTACCCCATCGAGGATCCCCACCATAAACAGTAGTATCATATCTAGCAGGATATGTAATAACTTTACCTTCATAGTTAGTATCAACATGCCATACTGGAACACCCTCTGTAAACACACAATATTCTCTAAGTTGTGTATCTTCAATTACACCAGTTAACATACCATCTGTAAATCCAGTACCATCTGCACCGGATTGATTTGCACCCATTGTTATTCTTTCCGCTCCTGCTTGATAAAGTCGACCCCCTGCATTGGTACATGTTTCACAAGTGAAGCCTTCACCTAAATTAGTAATTTCAAGACCAGTACCTTCCTGTATACATTTTGAATCTCGTCTCAAACCATTTAATATTAAAGTTTCATCTTTTTTATTAATTTCATATGTTCCGTGATAACGATCATAAGGAGGACAATCATAATAAAATTTACGAATTTCACCCCCTTCTATACCATATTCTTCATAAGTACCATCACATTCTAAACCATTTCGTGTACCATAAAAACAAGTATTAGATGTAGAATCACACCATGGTATTTGTGGTACTGTTACCCACCTACCATCAGAAGATAAATAATATACTGATATTTGTCTTGTAGCCCAATTATCATAAGATTTCATTATTTTTAAACCTTTAACTGGTATAGTCATAGATTCTTGTCGAGGTGGCCACGGTGCCGTGTCGGTATCATCCCAGGGTGATCTATAAACTGACTGAGGACTATCTCCAACAAGTACTGCCTTACCTTGTGGAATTTGTAAGTCTGAACCTTGATCACCTATTTCATCACCTACGGTAACACAACTTGTTGATTCCCAACTACCTTCTCTACCACTATATCTCACTGCATCTCCTGACCATTTTATACAAGTATTTCCGTAATCATTTGTACCATCCTCTTCTATCAAGGTTGCAGTTAATGTAGTACCTACACTATAGTCTCCACTTGGTGGTTGTCTTGTAAGTGTTATCATACCCTCATTATCTATTGAATAATTACCATAAGGACCACTATAATCATATAATGTAGTGGATGGTGCTTCTGGTACACAAACTTCATCTGGATCACCAGCACCAGGTCCACAATAAGATTCACCACTTCTATATGAACCGTCTGGAAGTAATGTTATTCTATAATTAGCACCAGTTGCATCTCCTCTAACAACACCCACCCCATTAGTAGGGGTTTTACCTGCTTCAATTGCAGTTGCAGCATCTGATACAAACCATGGTTCATTCATATATTGTGTATTTCTCAATTCTATATACCATTGATTCCATGTTTCTCCAGCACCAATCACACCAATTACACCGGAATTACATTGTCCACCACCTGAGTCACCTATACCACCTGGATCGTATCCTACATAATCACCATTAGACCATAAATATTTACTTATCCTAACAAAACCCCAATCACCATAATCATCTGTTATAGGTGTTGTAACTGGAACATCATTTTCACAAGCTTCATTAGCTCCAATTCCAGCAGTTGAAAGTTTAATAGTACTTACACAATCTGATCTATAGTTGAATATACTACCATCAGTTCCTTTATCATGTGAATTATTAGTACAACACCAATTACATCCTATACCATCCATATTATCACAAGGTATACCTGGTAAACCAAAACCAGTTTCATAGCCTACTGGTGGAGTTATACATGTAGCACCTATTTGTACTGAATGAACATAAAAATCTTCTGTACTTGGTAATAAAAATTCACAAGTATCTTCACCCAATCCACAAGGAAGTGGATTTGAATCTGAACTATAATTATCAAAAGTATTGGTATAAAATTTTCCTGTTTTAAACCCATCAACTGAATAGATTCTGATACTACCATATACTTTATATTGACTTTCATATTCTTCTTCAAACTCAAAAGTCTGTGGTACAATTATTTCATATGACATATCCTTTATCTCCCTATTTGCTCAACCTGTAGAAGTGACAATCTACTTCTATGGGCTATAACTTTAATTTCGTGTTTAAAATTTTGATGTCCTGCAATCAATTGTGGTTCTGTTACCGAATTCATTTCAAAATACATATTATTCCAATCAACTATATCACCAATTTCTGGATAAAAACCTGCATCAGAAAGTGTATTTCTATGAAAATACATTTCTATTGATGAGTTTAAATCTGAACCAAACTCATCCTGTACCGTTTCAGGTTCATTATATAATAATAAACAATTGACTCTAAATCCTTGTTCGTAATACTTGGTAGATGATTCACCATAAATATTAGCATCTGTTTCATCTACATTTACTTTATATACATCTACATACTGACCAATTATTTGGTCAATTAATTCTTCATTAATAGCATCAATAAAATTAACTTCTTTTCGAGGTACAAAAAATGGTTTTGAAGTAAAATCTCCCATTATACTAATCTACCTTTAGCATCACGTTTAACATATTCTTTTTTTCTCATAGCAGTTTCATAAACTTTTTCTACCTCATAAAAGTCAAATCTCTTTTTCCCAAACATATTAGGTGAATTTGACAACCTCTTCTTTGCATTTGCAGTTCTAACAAAATTTATTTGTCTTAATCCAACCCCTCGTCTATAAGGTCTTGGAGGTTTTCTCTTTCCAGGTCTTATATTAGACCCCACATTACGTTTACGGATTGGTTTTCTAATTTTTCCACCATTACGATATCTATCGTGTTGGTTTTGACCATTATCGTCTGACCATTCTATACAAGTCTGTCCTGCACCGTGTGTTGGTCCAGACATAATAGTTCCGTCTGGCATTCTATGTTTAACACAAACTTTACCACCCCCTTGATATTTTCTTGCCTTCATAGATTTAGGTTTATTTCGTCTTACCACACTATTTCTCCACTATTTTTTAGAATATTTTTTTAGAAAATTGGCAGCCTCATCAGAACTGACATCTTTAATTTTTTTATCCTTTTGTTTTTTAATTTCTTCAAGAGCTTTTTTCTTACTTTTTAAAGTCTTCTTCATACCATTTTTAGATTTCTCTTTGGCTTTAAGACTTTTCTTTACACTTTTCAACTGTTCATCAAGTTTACCAATCTTTTCCGCTCTACGACCGGCACCCTTTCCACTAAAAAACGCAATAAGGATCCCACCAAGTAACACAAAAAATCCAATTACATATTTTTTGACTTTACTAAACATATTACTTACCAAAAGGAAGTTTATCCCAGATAGGTTTAAGAACTGTATCAAAAATGATATCGTCTTTATCTGTTGGTGATAATTTTACGATTTTTTCCAATGTATAAAATCCTAACATTACCCATTCCCAATTGGCTAATACCCACGCGGTTAGTCCTATTTCTTCTGTCATTGTATTTCTCCGTTATGTTTTGTTTTTATTTCAATCCAAAGGTTTTTCTTTTTTTCATTGCCTTTTTCATTTTTTTCTTAATTCTACTTGCCTTACTTTTTCGTTTAATTGCACTCTTTTTTGCTTTTTGTTTTCGTGTTGTTCTTTCTTTTGATTTCATCACAACACATTTTCCACCTTTTGCTTTTTGTCCAGGTTTACAAAAAAGTTTTTTCTTCAATTTACCTTTACGGATAACTTTTTTTCGCATACCCTCATCGAGTTCTAATATAGACTCTCTAACTATTTCTTTTAATTGTGACCTTGTAATTTTCATTTAATATGAATTTCTACCAGATCCATCTTTATTATTTCTTCTTGTAGTTTCTCGTTTATGATAAGAATTAACTCCCCCACCATGTTCATAATAAGATGTATGTCCAAGATTATTTCTTCTTGTTTTTCTTCTTAAATTCCCACCAGTTCTATATTTCATTCTACCAAAAGCACCACCAGGACCAGTTTGTCTTCTATAAGTTGCTCTATTTCCTCTTACAGGACCACCAAAATTTCTTTTTAAAGAACCAGCACCAATTCCAGGTGATGATGGAACTGGATAATGAGGATGTAGGGGTTTACCTTCACCCCATTTAGTATTACTACCATAAGCACCACCCTGTGATATATTTAATTCTTCACCATAAATATTTGTACTATTTGGGTGACTATGATTGGGTATACTAAATGGATGGGTGTGATACATAAATTCTTCCCAAGTTGGACCTCCATTACGGAAATTTCTAACTTTTCCACCATTTCTTCTCATTGTTTTTCTCCTAACTTTACCACCTTTTCTAAAAGTATCTCCCTTTTTAAATTCCATATTATTGACTTTTCTCATAAAATCATCACCATAATGTTTTACTGCCCTTGTCTGCATAACCCATTCATTACCTTCAAATTCGATTGGTCTTTTTTCCGTACCAACAACACCTTGTATACCACCTTTTTCATGTGAAGCACCTATAGCTTTACCATCTTGTCTTACATATCCTCCGCCACGATATTTTTTTGACCTTCTTCTCATTATTTTCTCCATATCTCTGATTGGGTCAGTTATTAACCGACTACCACCATCTGGTTTCCAAGTTATATTATTTTTATTAACAGATACAACTGTACCTTGTCTTCCATAATTCGGTCAGTTACGATTACCATCTCTACATCTATCCCCTGGTTTAAATGTATTCATTACCCTACATAAATCCCTAAAGGTGCTTTATTTAATACCTGCTGTTGTGCTTCTGCCTGTTCTTGTTCTGCCCTTGACTTTTCAGTCAAAGAAACCGAATCTAAAAATTCCTTTAATTCATCTACTAATACTTGTTTTTCTTCTCTTCCCTCTGCCTTTAATGCTTCACCATCCATAGTTACTTCACCATTTGGAAGTGGCATTGAAGCATATTTACTTCGTATAATACCTAATAATTCTTTTGCCAACGCTAGGGTCATCTTTCGTATCCATTGTCTACCAGTCGCATTTATCTGTGAATAAGTTATAAACTTATATGGTACATTTGATGGATCTGATACTCTATTCACCATATGAGATTCAGTTGTAGAAGTTTTGTCACTTCTTACATAATAATGAAACCATATTTTATTTCCACTATCTTCTGAATTGGGAATAGGAAAAATTCTTAATTTATTATTAACTAATTCAAATGAATAATTAGATTTTCTAATTCTATCATTCGTTTCTATTGCCTGAGCTCTTGATATATCCCAATGAATTGGTCTTAATATGAATGATACAGATGGTGCAACATTACCCATACCAAATGCATCTAACATTGTTCTTTGGTCATAAGAACCTGCAAATGGGTCATAAAATCTTGTTATTGCAGCTGGTCCTTGATTAAATACTTTCTGTACTTCAACTTTATCATTACTACCAGGATCTTTTTCTAAAGTAGTAACATTTGAATCAGTTAAATCATACTCTTGTTGTGTAGATGATAAAGTAACTGAACCAGAATACAATTCTAAACTACCACCAACTCCGACCGCTTCACCATATTGTTCAGATAAAGAAAATGCTAAACCCATATTAGGTTTAGTTGGTTCTATCGAACCAGTTCCCATCTTCTGAGAAGATGTACCTTCATTACTCCAACCAGAACCACTTATTCTTGATGTATTTCCATAATGATCCCACAACCAATTTTTAGCATTATAATTATTTATATTTGCAGAATAATCCGATACTGCCTCTTCAAAACAAGCCCATATAGATGAACTATTGAACTCTAATTGCATAACTGGATGTCCAAGTTTTCTAGCTACATACTTTGCAACATCAATCGATTCAGATATAAAAGCTTTATCATTATCATAAATCCCATATGGTGTTGCATTAACACTCGATGTAAAATTAGATACGGTTGGATCTGTATAAATATATTGAAATTTAGACACTTTAGTGTTCTCCTGTATATAATTACTCTATTATAAATATCAAAGTAAACCAAAAAAGGGTGAGATAATTCCCACCCTTTTAAGTTGTTTTTATAACATTATTGGTTTTAATATATAATTAAACTACCGTCCTTATGAGGACTTTACTTTAACACATACATAGCCTGAATTGATACCACCTGGAGCAGTATTACTACCTGATATCCATAGGGAACCAGTTGTTGCTGGTTCAGATGTTGGTAATCCACTAAAATCTGCTTCCAAAGATGCTTGTGCTGCAACTTTATCTCTGTCATCTAATTTGTAGACTAATCCCTCAAATGTTATACTTTCTGGTATTGTTTTATTTGCCATTTTATTATCTCCTAATAAATTGAAAGTTAAGTATGAGAGCCGAAATCAATCGGCTCTCATACGGTTACATTTTATATAAGGTCTAAGTCTGCTACTGAGATTTTACCATAGAACTCTGGTCTAATCATTTTCTTAGCGTAACGAGTCATCACACCTTTTCTTGGAGTGAAGTCTTCTGGATCATACACTAAAGGAGTCATGATTAGTGGTACATATGGTGCGTATACAGCTCCTGTTTCAAGGAAGTTATTTCCTCTATATCCAATCAAGATAGTATTTTCTGTCATATAAGGATTCTTATAAACAGTCCATCTATTTTGAATTGAACCAATTGCTTGTACACCAGCTGCGAAACTAGCTTTATTACCATCTGTATTAACCATATATCCTGGTATTGATTCTAACACTGTTGCAACTTTAGGACCACATACTACAAAGTTAGCACCACCTCTTAATGTCAATCTGTGGATTTCGTTAGAAACCTTCTGGATTTTACCAACAAGAGTTTGATACCATTCGAAACGAGTTCCGTAGAATGTTGTATTTTGAAAAGCTTCAGAAGTTGAATTATAGTCATTACCTTGTCTTGCTGACCAATAATCAACTGTAATAGCGTCATTAATCAACATATCTAAGATTTCAAGGTCAATTTCCAATGAAATGTATTCAGACAACATTGATGTTAACTCAGCTTCAGCGTCTACACTATGGTAAGCGTTCAAGTCTTGAGCTAATTCAGGAGTCCAAATAGCTTTTAACTTACGAGTCTTAGCAACAATTGCACGAGATTTAAGTTGTAAGTCAATTTCAGGTATTGGAAGTGTAATACTATCTGATGCGCTTCCTACTCTATCCTCAAAGTCACCTCTATCAGCTTCAGTATTTTTCTTCAAATATTGAACACCAATTCCAGTTACACCACCTGCAAATACATGACCAGTAGATGAGTATTTCAATATACAAGTCAAAGTACCTGCTGCACCTTCAGCACCAGATATAGTTGTAAACTCTGGAAGAAGTGTAGCACCTGTCACTGTACCTAATGTTGAACCTGAAGTCAATGAAATTGCTCTAGCTCCAAGCTTATCAATATTTGCAGCCTGTGCTTTTGTTATTGCCAATGTAATTTTCTTTAATTTACCAACACCACTTGCAGATACTTCTGAATTAAAGTTGATATCTTTATAAGAAGGTACACCACCATTTGTGAATGTTTGACTATCTAAAGAAGCTGAAGATACAGTATATCCATATCTACCAGCACCATAGAAACCACCGTCACCCCATCCATCACCTACAACTGAACCAGATGGTGAATAAGGACCAGTTTTACCGTGAAGTGGATCACCGTCAGAAAATCCTTGTTTTGTTGTACCATACTTAAAGTCAAGATAGAATACAAGTCCAGAAGGTAGATTCATTGGTTGAACTGACACAAATTCTTGTGATACAATTTCACCAAAGATTCTACGAACTAATGGAAGAGCAACACCTGACCATTCTTCATCACCAGTACTCGCGTTTCCACCTGATGGACTCGTTACTGATGCCTCACTAATCAACTGTCTTGCTTGGTTTTCAAGCATTACAGCCATACCATTTTTTTGAAAATCCTCATTCAAACCATCAAGAAGACCTGTTTTTTCCCATTTTCCAACTAGGGCTTTTGATTCATCTTGTTGTTTTTTAAGAGGACTAGCGTCTAATAACGCTTCGTTTATATAATTTCCCATTATATCATCTCCTAATAAATTATACTATACCAGCTAATTTCTTAAATCTGCTAGCAACTTTACTTTCTTCAGTAATCACTTTCTTTGATTCTTTAGAAGGTTTAGTTGAACCAACAGCAGAACTAGCTGATTCTTTAATTGATTTTTTACTATTAATTGAACCATTATCACCGAACTGTTCAGCAAGTGTAGAATAAACAAGTTTAATCTCTCTTGTTGTATTTGTTCTATCAAATGTTTCAACTACTTTTAGTTTTTGGTTATTATCAAGCGCGAACTCCTTAAACAATTTATTGGTAAACAACAATTTTGCGTTAAGAATGTTAACTTCGTGAAGTTTGTCTTTCAAGAAAGAAACTGCTTCTTTGTATTCATCAAGTTCAGCTCTAATGGATTCCATTTTAACTGCTTTCTCTTGACCACCACCACCGATATTAGATGATACATCAGTACTAC